AGTAATGAAAGTATTGATTTGCAAACCACGGGTCGATATGACCTTTAAAGATTTTGGACAACCCATTCCCGAAAAGGTTGGACCACCAACAGATAGAATTAAGTCGTATTGGGCAGACTTTGTTGGACAGTTGTCGAAGGTATATCCTGATGCATTGATTCTTGAGAAACCATTGTTTCAATTTACGCCAGAGTTAATTGGGCACTACGATCCTGATATCACGTTTATTCCCCACAAGCAACAGAATAACTTCCCTGTGAGTGTGGGGGAGACTCGATACTACATGCAGACGGTGTTTCCGTGGTTGTTTGGTATTGATCCTGTGGGTTGGGAAGGTGGTGCGTCTGTGTGGAAGAACTTTCCGATGGGCGATCCGACATTGAATCACTTTGATGATCTCAAAGAACACATTACGAACGGTGGCACAAAGTTTGAGCACCTTCAACCAAAGAAAGATAAGAACCCATACGATCCTGGGTTTATTCTTTTTGTGTGTCAGTTGCCACACGACGAAACGATTAAATATCACTCCGATGTGGAAGTAATTGATGGGTTGCGACAGTCTATTCAATATGCCAAGGAACAAGGTAAGCAAATCATTGTCAAAGGACATCCTGTCAATCCGGGTTCTATGACTGAGTTGCTAAAAGAAACAGTTAAGCATGATCATGCAACTTGGGTTGATCGTATGCACTTACATGATTTGATGGAAGATGCAAGCGAAGTGCATGTCATCAACTCAGGGACAGGATACGAGGCGATTTTGTTTGGTAAAAAGGTTCGCACATATGGTCGGTGCTTGTATGAGCATGTGGTAAATAAAGAACCAAACATGGAAGAGTATCGCAGTTTTATCAATGGGTGGTATGAGTGGTGTTATGATTCCCAAACAGGTCGTGGGTTTGAGAGATTGAAATGACAGATTACAATATTAAGTCTGGGACTCCACTGACAATTAAAACACAACACGAATTTACCACATATCAGTTTCATCCATATGGGTTGTCTGGATTTAGGGAAGAGATTTTAAATTTCATTAAAGAAAAAAAAGATAAAGGATTATCATTTTCTGGTTATGACAATCTAACACATGCGTGGAGAACTCCTTGGGATGTGCAAACAAGATATCATGAATTAATGTCTACGTTAAATCAATTTGTGACGAGTGTATCTAAGCAACTTTCGCCAGAATTTGATTGGTATCATCATGACGCATGGATCGCTCAATATGAAAATTGTTCTGGTGCAAATTTACATTCGCATGGTGATACTTTAGGTTGGTCGTATTGCTACTATGTGAAAGTTCCAGATGATGGACCTGGATTTATGATTCAAGATGGTTTAAGTAAAGAACTCATAGAACTAAACGTGGCAGATGGCGATATTTTATTTTTTAGAAGTTTTATAAATCATCAAGTCTTACCATCAAATGGAGAAAGAGTTGTTGTTTCTGGGAATGTTAGAGTTTTAGATTTAAGTTATAAATCTTTGGAAAAAGATTACAGTGACTTAGACACCGAAGATTGGACAATTGAATTTAAACATGTATCGTGGATTGAAAGAAAGACTTGATCCAGATTTGTTGGACAACTTTCACATCATTTGCTCTCGTGTTCGTAAAATTGATCCTGATCGTCATAATATTCTATGGTTGCATGACACTTGGGATGATCCTGAATCACAACATTTAAAAGATGAGTCAAGTCGCAAACGATTTGAGCAATTGGTGTTTGTGTCAAACTACCAACAGCAGACATACAACATGGCACTTAAAATTCCATACGCTGATGGTTTGGTTATTGGCAATGCAATCGAACCAATTCAATTGACACAAAAGAAAGATTTTAGTGGCACAATCAAACTAATCTACCATACGACACCACATCGTGGTCTTGAAATTCTTGTTCCTGTTGTCAATCAAATCATTGAGCAGACAGGACTTGATATTCACTTGGATGTATTTTCGTCATTTGGTATTTACGGTTGGGAAGGTCGCGACGAACCATACAAGGAATTGTTCCAACGTATTGAAGATCATCCGAATATGACATATCATGGGTGGCAACCAAACGATGTAGTGCGCGAAGCACTAAAAGAAGCACATATCTATGCGTATCCAAACATTTGGCCAGAGACCTCATGTATCTCTGCATTGGAAGCAATGAGTGCGGGGTGCGCGATTGTATGTCCAAACTATGCTGCCTTACCAGAGACTGTGACTCAGTATGGGATGATCTATCCGTTTCATGAGTCGTATCAACGTCATGCTGAAATCTTTGCCAACACACTGTATGGTACGATTACTCACATTCAAGAGATTCAACAACGATTGGCAGTGCAAAAGAACTATGTTGATAACTTTTACAATTGGGACTTGCGAGCAGAACAATGGACAGGGATGCTTGAAGGTATCTTAAAACGTAGTGCTTGACAAATCAATCTTAGTCAGTTATAATGTATAAACATTGTAATGGAGAAATCTAATGGCAGTTCGTAAAAAGCGTAAACTGACAGAAGAGCAGAAAGATGCGTTGCGTGAGCGTCTTGAGAAAGCACGAGCAGCAAAGGGCGAACCTGAATACAAATCGATTCACCCTTCTGTGGTTGCTTTGGATGAAGATCATCCACTGTCAATGAAGTCTTGTAAGGAGTATATCAAGACGCAAAAGTCTTTGATGGCAAAATATAAGTCTGAGATGCGAAATGACATCAAAGGTGCGAAAGCAAAGTATTACCAGTGTGAAGGATACATTCGCAATATTCAAACTTATCTGAAGACAGGCACATGGGTTGACTTATTTTACGGTGAGTTGCAACAATATAAAATGGGATGGAGAACCGTAGTCTCTGCGGGTTAAGTTATGATTGCGGGTTAAGTTATGATTCTTGTAGATTTAAACCAAGTAGTGATCAGTTCGCTGATGCTACAAGTTGGTTCAAAGGGATATGGTGCTGACATCAATGAGGACTTGATGCGTCATATTGTTCTAAATACAATCCGTGCTCATCGCAATCGGTTTTACGAGAAGTATGGCGAGATGGTCATTTGCTGTGATCATCATCACTATTGGCGACGAGACATCTTCCCCCACTACAAAGCGGGACGTAAAAAGATTCGTGAGCAAAGCGGATTTGATTGGAGTGTTATCTTTGACACACTGAACACTGTGCGCGAGGAACTTGACACATACTTTCCATATAAGGTAGTTCGGGTAGATGGTGCAGAAGCAGATGATATCATCGGCACATTATGTCATGTGCATGGGTCGTTGTTGATGCGTGAGGACGAAGAGCGTATTCTAATTCTATCGTCCGATAAAGACTTCATGCAGTTGCAGAAGTATGTCAATGTCGATCAGTATTCACCACAGCAAAATAAGTTTGTTCGTAGTGATAACCCAGAAAAGTATTTGAAAGAGCACATCTTCAAGGGTGATCGGGGTGATGGTATTCCAAACATTCTGTCTGATGATGATGTGTTTGTTAGCGACAAGAGACAGACACCACTCCGTGCATCAAAGATTGAATCGTGGATCAATGAACAACCAGAGACAGTCTTTGACGAAAAGGTCAAGAAGAAATACTAAATCAGTATGAGCAAAAGGGAAATGGTCGAGATCACCTCTTTGACTATTTTGTAAAAAACAAACTACAAAATCTTATGGAACATATTTCGGAGTTTTAAATGGGAATGACTATGGGTATCGCTGAGATCGTTGATAAGGCGGGTAAGCGTAGAACAAAAGCAGAGAAAGTTGCAGTGTTGCGTGAGCATTCATCACCTGCACTGAAAGACTTCTTTACATATGTCGCAAATCCGCACATTCAGTTTTTGATTCCGTCGAGCAGACCTCCGTTTGAGAAAAAGGATAAGTCGCTTGATTTACAGAATGAGTTTATTCGGGACATCAATAAGAAGAAGTTGAACTACTTTATTGCAATTGACAATGTGCCAGTTCATAATATCAAGCAACCAAAGCGTGAGCAGATGTTTTTGCAGATGCTTGAAGCAGTTGATCCAGATGACGCAGAGTTGATTCTGCTGATGATTAACAAAGAACTACCAAAAGGCATCTCAATGCCAGTGGTAAAAGAATACATTCCAAACAGAGCACAAGATTGGTGAAAGCATTCATTATTGGCAACGGTCTATCACGCCAAGGTTTCG